TCTGCGATAGCTATGGCAGCAAGTTTAGAATTTGCTAAAATAATGGCTACTAGCTTTTTATATAGATATTGGAAAAAAATAAATAATATAATAAAATTTTACTTGACTTCTGCTGTTTTTATACTAATGTGTATCACAAGTTTAGGTATTTTCGGATTTTTAAGTCAAGCTTTTTTCTCAACTAAAAGCTCAACAGACGCAATAGAGTCTCAAATGACACTTCTTAAAAATAAAAAACAATCACTAGAAGTCCAAATAGCATCAAATAACGAAAGAATAAAAGTATTAACAGATACAAGAAAAAATCAAGAGTCTAATTTAACAAAAGTCTTAGATCAATCCACAACTACTACTATTACTAAATCTGGAGGTTTTTTTGGTAAAGATACCCAAGAAAAAGTAGTAGATAAAAATTCTTTGACTCTTAAAGGTAAAAGTTTTGAGTCAATTCAATCTAATATAACATCATTGGATTTAAACACAGAAAAAATAAATACTTCTAATCAAAATTTATTAAATGAAATTAATATTTTGGATAAAGATATAATATCTTTGAATACTCAAGTTATAAAATCAGATATAGGAACTTATAAATTCATAGCAAAAGCATTTAATTCAGATATTGAATCAATAGTCAAAATTTTTATATTAATAATAGTTGTTATTTTTGATCCATTAGCTCTATGTCTATTACTTGCTTTTAATTTTGTTTTAAATGAAGATAAAACTATCATAAATATGCCAATAGAGAAAATTAAGGATATTTATAAAAAATTTAAAAGAGGCACAAAATCAACTCATAACAAAGAATTAGCTGACCCAAATCTTTAGTAGTTGACAAAATTTAATAAATATAGTATATTATAAATATGAAATTAAAATATATACTATTAGCTCAAATTTTACTAGTTTCCTCATTAAAAGCTCAAAGCATGTGCTACATATGGAAACATGATTATGGTTCAGCTCAAGATGCAAGAATTAACACGCTAAAAGCAGAGGTAAGCTATCATCAGAATGAATATAATAATCTTAAGAAAATTAAAAGGTATAATGATGATATTTTAGTGGCTAGATCACAAGCTAGAGCTGTTATTTTAGCCAAGCAAACCGAATATCAAAGATTAGCTAATCAAGTTTTTAAGGATAGAACTACTCCTAATTTTGAAATTAGACGTTCAGCGGATTCTGAAGCTTTTAATGGTGTACTAGGATCTTCTGCTTCTGGAACAAGAAGCACATTATGCTCTTCTGGAAGTTGCAAATAACTTATTAAGTTAATGCAAATTGTTTTTTAAATTTTAAATTTAATTTAAAAGAATTTACAGCTAAACCACGATCAAACCTTTTTATAAAGTTTGTTCCTTCTTTTGGCATAGCAGCTGTATATTCGTTTTTCTTCGTTTTAATAACTATATGAGTTGGAAGAACTGAAATGCTTTTTAATTTGCCTTTCATTTCTTGTTTTACTGCTCTAGCTATTGCACAATTCTGAGGATTAGCTTTTTCTCCCTCAAAAATGTTTCTTTGGCTTATGTTGATGTTTTTATTCATAACTATTCCTTTTTTATTCTACCGAATGTAATATTATCTATTACTTGAATATCTTTGGGTCGGTATTCCCAAATTTCACCTGTAGATTTTATAATACAAGTAAAAATTTTTTCTGTTTCTGTTCCATATTCTGTCACTAACCATATAGACCCTCTTCCTTTGGGAGTCTGTACTTCTATTTGATTTGATGGTTCAAAAATTGTTATCATAATTTTCTATTTTTATTAAATCATCTCTCATACATAGTTTTTTATACAAAGCCATGTCTTTGGACCATTCTTTTCCTGTCCACCATTCCATACCATGAAAATTACACTTATAAATGCAAGTAGATTCATATCCTCCAAATATATATACATATTTTTTATTTAAAAACTTTGCAGTTACACATTCATAGTGTTGAGATATTGATCCTAAAGATATTTTTGGGCAAGTAAAATCTTGGATAAATTCTGGACTTAATAATGAATAGTCGTATAGTTTTGAAAATGTATATCCTCGAATTATATTTTCGTATTTAAATTTAAAAAAATGACTTGAATCTTTAATAATTTCTAAAATTGGAATATTTCTGTTAAAATTATTTTTTTCACAATATATTTTATAAATTTTTTCTGCGACATCATATTCATTAAAATTACTGATTGGCATAAAATCCATCTGTATTTTTTTTGAATCTTTTCTCACAGTTTTACTTGGTTTATAATTTTTTAAATCAATTCTTACAGATCTATGGTTATACCATTTGCCTTTCCAAGGAATCCATCCATTTTGAAGCGCATCATCTGGAATTTCTTTTTGTTCTAAGATTCCTTCTGGATTAGAGTATATTAAATCTTGATGAGTAATTTTTCCAAAACCTTCAATGTGATTAAAAGTTATTTGCATCTGATCTTAAAATATTTTACACTAAATTAAAAAATATAGTGTAAAAGAATATGTAAGTATAATGTCTAAAAAACATAAAAATAAACATAAAGAAGATAAGTCTGTTCCTGTGCCTCAAAGAGATAAAATTGAAGGGTTCTTAAATATTCGGGAATTACAATGGACAGATAATCAAAAAATATTTATACAGCTGCTTCAAGATAAAAACACTAAAATAGTTCTTTGTAAAGGTCCAGCAGGAACAGCTAAAAGCTTACTTAGCGTTTATGCAGCTTTAAATGCTATCAATAATAAGAAAATAGGTGAAATATTTTATGTTCGTAATCCAGTAGAAAGTTCTTCTCATAATCTTGGATTTCTCAAAGGAGATCTTCATAGTAAACTTGATCCTTATTTACAGCCTCTTATGGACAAGCTTCACGAGTTATTACCTAAAGGACAAGTAGATATGCTTTTAAAACAAGAAAGAGTGAAAGGTTTACCAGTAGGATTTTTGAGAGGTTTAAGTATAAATGCAAGCTATATTATCTGTGACGAAGCTCAAAATTTAAGCATAAATGACCTTTTACTTATCAAAACTAGAATGGGTAAATTTAGTAAACTCATTTTAATAGGAGATATTCGTCAATCAGATATTAAAAATAGTGGTTTTGAAAAAACTTATAATTTATTTGATGATAAAATTAGCAAAGATAAAGGAATACATACTTTTAAGTTTGGTACAGAAGATATTATGAGAAATGACATCTTAGCTTATATTATAGAAAAATTTGAAGAGTTGAAATAATATAATAATTAAGTGTAACCATATTTGATGTCAAAAGATATTCTTTTAAAAGAAATAAATAATCAGTATGAGATTACTGAAGACAATGTTCTTTCTGTAGGTTATGGAAGAAAGTATAAAAATGGAGTAGATACAGGAGAATTAGGTATAGTATATTTTGTAGATAAAAAAATACCAAAAGATCAATTAACTCCTGAACAAATTTTACCAGATAGTTTGACTATAGATGGGAAAAAATATCCTACTGATGTTACGCAAATTGGAAAAATTAAACCATTAGCTGGTTGTTGGAATTATGGATATAACGGAGACTCAGTAGACTCAACAAACGTTTTACCACACAGACAAATTCAAAGACCTCTTCAAGGTGGTATAATTATTACTAATATTGTAGGTACTTACGATAGTATTACACATCTAATAGAGCTTGGTACTTTTGGATTGATTTGTGTAGACAAAGACACAGATACTCTAGTAGGATTAACTAATATACATGTACCTACTCCAGAACAATTTAATGCAATAGAGAGAACTTCTACAAACTCTGCTTATGTTAGAAATGTTTTGCAAGTAGGTACTTTAAATGGCGTACAAATTCCAGATTGTATTCAACAATTTAACGAAACAGAAATTCTTTCTCCTTCTTTTATTACAAATTTACCTGGTTTTGAGATAGGAAAAATAAAAAAATATCAACCTATGAGATCTCAGGGTAATGGAACTAATTACATAGATGCTCTTGTTTTTACTTTAAGGTCAACAGATATTAGTAATTCAATTTCTTTTAAACAATTAGGCCAAACTTTTGGTGTGCCATTACCTTGGGCAACCACAGCAGAATTAGATAATTTATTAACCTCTAATCCATATCTTTATTCATCTGGTAGGACTACAGGAAGAAAAGGAGATACATGCAAATTAATAATAAATTCAATACATAATACAATTAATATTGCTTATAAAAACCAAGGAAATAGTTTAGTAGCTAGCGTATTAGATTGTTTTGTTTTTAAATGGGAAAATACTGCATTAAGATCCCCATGTTATGAGGGGGATTCTGGATCGTGTATGATAGCGGTAATAGGTGGGATACCTAAAATTATAGGATTAGTTTTTGCTGGTGATTCAAGAGATGCTCAAGGTAATCCACAAGAAGCAACTATTGGGATAGGATGCAGAATAGATCGCATAGCTGATATTCTAAATTTAGAAGCTTGGGATGGATCAAACAAGAGTGTAGATGATCCCGCAAACCTTGATGTACAATATATAAATGGGTTAGACGCAGCAGTTACTAAAACTATAAATAATAAAAAATACTGGCAAGTGGGCATTTCACTTTAATTTTATTAATTTTAATAGTTGAAAATTAGTGTAACTTTTTAAAAGGAATAAGAATAGTCTATTTATGGCCATAACATACGGAGAGTGGAGTAATGAAATTAAGATTATATTTCCTACTAGGAGTAGTTCGTCTTCTAGCAGAAGATCGTCTTCTAGCTCTTCAATAGTCCAAACTTGTCAATCTACTTCATTAAAAATTACAACAAATGATATTGAATTTACAGGTCAAATATCAACTCCTGCAGCGCAAGCTACCTCGAACTTACTTAAAATAGATTTATCCAATATAAATTCAGGCAATAATTCAGTTTCTTATTATGAAATATCTATAAATGGAGTAATCTATACAACTCAAAATTCTCATTATGAATTTTTAGGTAACTTTGGACAAATTTATTTAATACAGGCTAGAGCGGTTTGTGGTGTTATATCTTCGAGTTCAAGATCTTCGAGTTCAAGATCTTCGAGTTCAAGATCTTCTAATTCAGTATCTTCGAGTTCATCTTTTAATAAATTACTACCAGGTAATTTAAGTGTTTCTATAATTAGAACTGATTCGGAAGCTAGAACAGTATATTTTAACGTAACTGCAGACAATCAATTAATTGATTCTGATACAAGAGAAACGGATCTAAATCATTTAACACTTTGGGGAACTAAAAGAAATTTCTTGCAATATAGATTTGTATCCGCTGATCCATTACTACCTTATGGAACTCTTGCAACAGACTGGAAGCAACTTTTTATTTTTAATGCCACTAAGAATAAATATACTGTAATCACGAAAGCTAATCAAATAGAAATGTCTTATTTTGATACTTTAAAAAATGAAATTCAATCCAGTAATATTACTTCTGGTCTTTCCAATGTGTTTATGGAATTTAGAGTTGTAAGAACATTAAATCCAGGAGCAAGGAGACCTACTGATTTAATTTCAAATACTTTTTCAATAAATTATTCTTATGCTAGTTTTTATTTACCAGGAGGAGAAATTTGTTCTGCTGGAGATTGCGTCAACAAACATACAGGATCTGAAAGAACAGTACCGCCATGTGGCGGTGTAATGTCTGCAGTGACAGCATTTACTCTTAAACCACTAGCACATATAACTGATTTAAGTTTAGGAACCTTAGATACAGGAGATAGATCTGGTAGAAACATAGATATAAATGCAGGATGCGAAGCTTGCGTAGAATCATCATCGATAGGATAAAATTTACAATATGCCATATAGATTATATTATAGACCCAGAGAAAACACTATACCAATTATTAGTGGTATAGCTTATGATACTAGAGTTTCACAAGAGCCCGTTGAAGTTACTCCAAAAGGTGGTCTTCCAACGGCAGATCATCTTAGATGTTTTGTGTGCAATAATTTAAGATTTGCTAATGTTAATGGTGGACCAGGTGAAACAATTTCTAATATCAGCGCTTGGGGCACTAATGCAAATATTATTAATCACAGTTCAGAACTTCTTGCAACTACAAATATTAGTGACGTTAGCGCTGGAGCTTTTCATTTGTTAGCCTTAAATAAAGATGGAACAGTAAGAGGATGGGGTTCAAATTCTAATGGGCAATTAGAATTTTTAAATCATAATTTAACTAATGTCAAAAAAGTTTCAGCAGGTGGCTATCATAGTTTATTTTTATTTAATGATGGAAAGATAAGTGGTTGTGGGACTAATTATGGACAGCATAATTTAAGATCAGGATATACAGATGTTAAAGACATTAGCGCTGGAGGTTTTCATAGTCTTGTTCTTTTTAATAATGGTACCGTAACTGGTTGGGGCGATTCATCAGCCAACCAAGCGCAAAATGTACCAGAAGGTTTAACTCAAGTTGACCAGATAAGTGCAGGATCATATCATAGCTTAGCTATTATTAAAAATCCTTCTAATTCAGTTACTCAATTAACTGGTTGGGGTGGAGGTTATAATTCTACTTATAGAAATGCAGCAGAATTACTAAGTGGAGAAACTAGAGGAGGCCACTTTGCTGGATTAAAAAAAGTTTCAGCAGGGACTTATCATAGTTTAGCTATTTATGAAAAATTTGTTCAAAGGGCTCCAAATTCTACAGCCTACGATAAATTAGCTTTTGTTACTGGTTGGGGAAATAATTCTCCTGCTCAAGTAGATTCTTCTACCCCGAACATACATTTAGCTGATGGAGGAAATAATTTGGTTAATGTCAAAGACATATCTGCTGCAGCTTATCATAATTTAGTTCATTTTAATAATGGAATTGTTACTGGTTGGGGTAATTCAACAGCATTAATTAATTTTAATGATACTTTTTATGATAAAATTTCAGCAGGTTATGATTATTCCGTAGGAGTTAAAACTTCAACTCCTCCATTTAAATTAGAAAATCTAATTAATTCTTGGCCGTTTAATGATTTATATTTTAAAGGTTGCGATGTAGTCCTTGAACCATGTTTTTACCAAACTCCATTACCATTTAAAATCAAAAAACCTATTGAATAATATAAAAGATATTTAGAATATTTTAATTTAAATAGATATAATACTCTATGTTAAAGACATATTGTGCAGAATGTGGATCCCCTACAGAATATTCAATTAGTAAACCTAAATTTTGCAGCAGTTGTGGAAAATCTTTTTTTAATAATATATCTACACAGAGTAAATTAATACAAAAATCAAATCCTGTAAAAACTAAAATTGTAGCGGAAGAAGATTATGAAGATGATGATATTGAAGTTAATGATGTAAGAGAATTACCTGATATTCAAGATTTAGATTTTGACGTAACTATTAATCCGTCCAATTCTGAAAAAATTGGAGATATAGCTGGTACATCAAAACAAAATGATTTAAGACAACGCGAAGATTATGTAAATCCAGATATTAATGAAAATTTTTTAGAAAATTTTGCTAAAGAAGCTGGAGCAATTCGACCTAAAACTCGTGTTAGAAGGCCTAAAAATGGCAAATAAAAAAAACTTAAAATTTGAAAATCACATAACAGAAATAGACCAAGAAATAACAAAAAGAAAACATAAGTGGAATTTAACTGCAATTGCTTGGATGGATTTTAATGACGTATCTCAAATATTAAGATTTCACATTTATAGAAAATGGCATTTATATGACCAAGACAAACCACTAGCCCCATGGATTAACAGAATTATAAGCAATCAAATCAAAAATTTAATAAGAAACAATTATAGTAATTATACAAGGCCATGTTTGAAATGTTCTGCTGCCGAAAATGAAGATGGATGCGCTATTTACAGTAAGCAATGCTCTCAATGTCCACTATATGCAAATTGGGAGAAAAATAAAAAAATTGCTCATGATACAAAATTGACTTTAAGTTTAGACAATCACGCAATCGAGGTGAATAGAATTCCAAACGAAAATTTTAATATAGAAGAATCTGCTAAAAATTTACATTCTAAAATGGAAAAAGTTTTAAAACCTATAGAGTGGAAAGCTTATAAATTATTGTATATAGATGGAAAAAATGAACAGCAGGTAGCTAAATTAATGGGCTACAGAACAACTGAAAAGAATAGAATGGCTGGATATAAACAAATTAAAAATTTAAAGAAAGCTATAATGCATAAAGTAAAAAAACATTTGTATAATGGAGACGTTGATATTATATGAGCGAAGAAATTTTAATTCTAACAGAAGAGCATCAGTTAATCCTATTAAAGGAATGGAATGATCGTCCACATAATCCACCATCTTTAGCTGAATTAGTTAAACTAGCTTTTGGTAGAGACGATTTAGATGGTAGAAGCAAAGAAGGTAAAGCTGTAAAACAATTCTTAGCATCTAGGCAGATAAAACCTAAAAAAAGCCATGAATATGAAGCTAAAGGTTTAATAGATTTAACAAATGATCAAAAAGAATACATAAGTAATAATTGTAATACTATGACTGGTATTGAAATGGCTAAGATTATTTTTAAAAATGAATCATTAACTAATTTATCTCAAGAAACTAGAAGTGTACTGGAATATATGAAAGTTATTCCAACTAATATAAAATTCAATAATACAGAAAACGAAGAGGCAGCTTCTGGCGATTATAAACCTCCAAGAAGCGAAGAAAGAATGGTTGCAAAAATTAATAAATATGTTTTAGATGGAATTGATAAAACTAAAATTACCCATAGCCAAAAAAGAGAAGTTATAGCTCTAATTGGATACATGAACACTCATAGATTTATTCATCAAATTAATCTTTATGATAATGAACCAGATAGAGAATTATTTGAAAGTAGTTTTATAAGATATACTTATAATAAAGCTGACTTGACTCAAGAAGAAGTAGATCAATATATAGTACTTTGCACAGAAGTTCTAATATCTTCTAATATTCAGCAAACAATCTCGGTACTTCAAAATCAAATTGAATTAGCTATTCAAGATGATGGCAAAATTCCAATGGCTATAGTAGAAGCAAGTAATACGGCCAGAAAAGAATATAACGATTGTGTAAATCGTCAACAAAAATTAAATAATGATCTTAAAGTCAAAAGAAGTGAAAGATTAAGTAAGCAAGTTAAAGATACAGCTTCTATAATAAATCTTGTTCAGATGTGGAAAGAAGAAGAAAGCCGAGCTAAATTAATTAAAATGGCAGAAATGAGAAAAAAAACTTTGGAAAAAGAAATAGACAGATTATCTTCAATGGATGAAGTAAAATGTAAAATTTTAGGCATTTCTAGAGATGAAATTTTAAATGGATGAGCATTATATGCAAAGTAGATGGTAAAGAGTTCAAAGATGAAAAAAGTCTTCATCTTGCTCTTAGGGGTTATGGCTTAAATAAAGAAAAATATTATCATCAATATTATCCTAAGAAAGATTTGCTAACTGGAGAAACAATAAATTTTAAAACTAAAGAGCAATATTTAAATAGCGATTTTAATGATAAAAATAATATGAAGAAATGGCTTAAATCTCAGCCATTAGAAAAATCTAAGCAATACTGCATTGATTTATTAAAAAAAAGGAAAAAAGATAAAAATTTAATTTATAGCCCTTCTCAAATAGAGCTTAGAACAATTATGAGTCCTTCCATAGTTTTCTATAATAAAATTTTTAATGATTATTATGATGTTTGCTCTAGTTTAGGACTAGAGAATAAGTTTATTCATCCTAAGAATATATCAAATCAATTCAACTTTAAATTAACTCAAGACGACACGATATCTGTAGACACCAGAGAGCAAAATTGGTTAAAATTTAATATACCATTTGAGATCAAAACATTACCTTATGGGGACTATACATGTAGTAATGATAATTGCAATTGCTATATAGAAAGAAAAAGTTTAAGTGATTTTATAAGCACACTAAGCGTAGGAAATCTAGAAAGATTTAAAAAAGAAATACAAAAAGCTCATCAAAATGGATCATATCTTGTTGTAGTAATAGAAGAAAAGCTCCAGAACGCTTTGAGCTTTCAATACTTACCTCATATTAGTAAAAAAATTAAAGCTACTCCAGAGTTTATATTTCACAACGTAAGATCATTACTACAGGAATATGATAATTTACAATTCTTATTTGTTGATGGTCGAGAAGAGATGAAAAGAACAATAGAGGCCATATTAGCATCTAAATGTTTTTATAAAAAAGCAGATCTTCAACTAGCTTACGATTTAAAACTTTTATGATAGAGTGCCCTAATAAATATATCAAAGAAATAAAAGATGTTAACGCTGAGTTAGCTCAACTTAAAGGTTTTCTCAACGACAAAGAGGCTAAAATAAGTTTAGCAAAATTTTTAAGAGCTAACATAGGTTTTACAACAGAACTAATAAGTGGAGTTAAGTTGGCTCCATATCAAGAGATACATCTTAAAGCATTTTTTAATAGAAATTTCAATATGTGTGTCTTTGGTCGTGGTTGCGGTAAGAGTTTTATGGCCGCAGTTTTTTGTTTTCTTCAATGCGTTTTTGAGCCTAATACAAAAATTTTGATTGCTGGTCCTACATTCAGAACTGCGCGTTTTATATTTAGTAATTTAGAAAAAATAGTCGATAGTCCAGGTGCAGAGTTATTAGCTCAATGTTTTGGAGCAAAAGCTAAAAGAAATGATCAATTTGAATGGCAAATTAATGGAGGAAGCATTGTCGCTATCCCTCTCAACGGAGAAAAAATTCGAGGCTTTCGTGCTAATATTCTTGTGCTTGATGAGTTCCTTCTGCTTCCAGAAGAAATTATTAAAAACGTTCTAATGCCATTCTTAGTAGCCCCTCAAAATATTAAAGAGAGAATGGAGATTAGAGAATTAGAGGATAAATTGATTTCAGAAGGCGTTATTAAAGAAGAAGACCGAATGGTTTTTGAAAATACGAGTAAAATGCTTGCATTTTCTTCTGCGAGCTTTACTTTTGAAAATCTTTATAAAACTTATAAAGAATGGTGCGAAAAAATTACTAATAATGAAAAAGGAGAAGCTACATATTTTGTAAGTCAAATCAGTTATGAAGCTCTGCCAGAGGAAATGATTGATAAAACGATTATTGAGGAAGCTCAGAATGGTGGAGCAAGTCATAGTAGTTTTTTAAGAGAATATTGTGCAAGATTTACAGATGGAAGTGATAGTTATTTTAATGCAAAAAAAATGGAAGAATGTACTTTGAAATTAGGAGAAAGACCTCATACATTAGTAAAAGGAAATCCAAATAAAAAATATGTTCTTGGTATCGATCCGAATATGAGTGATAGTCCTAATGCGGATTATTTTGCTATGGCAGTTTTAGAGATAGACGAAGAAAAAAAACAGGCTATATTAGTTCATACTTATTCTGGTTTAGGTAATTTAAAGAATCACGTTGCATATTTATATTATATCATGACTAATTTTAATATAGTTATGATGATTCTTGATAATGCAGGAGCAGACGTATTCTTGTCGGCATGTAATGAATCTGAATTATTTAAAAAACATAAATTACATATAAATACATTTGACATAGACTCTGATTTAGAAGGAGTAGATTACGAGTTGATGATAAGAAATGCTAGAGGTAAATATAATTTAGAAGATAAAAGAATCGCTTTTAATCAAGTATTTACAAGCACATTTATAAGAAGAGCAAACGAATATTTGCAAGCTTGTATTGATTATAAGCGAATATGGTTCGCTAGTAGAACAGCTTCAGATGAAACATTTTTTAATGAATCTGTTAATTTGACTATACCATTAGATTTATTAAAAGTAGAAGAGAAAAAAGATTGGACTATTCTAGATTTCATAGAAAACCAAGACGATTTTATATATCAAACTAAAAAACAATGTGCTCTTGTAGAGCATTCTTCTACTAGCAGGGGCACCCAAACATTCGATTTACCCCAACACTTAAAAAGAAGCACATCAGCCAATAAAGCTAGAAAAGATAATTATTCAGCATTAATGTTAGCTAATTGGGCCTTCAAATGCTATAATGACATGATGAGCCAACCAGAAAAAATAGAAAATCCAACTTTTTCTCCTATAATGATAAAATAAAAGTGTAATAATTGAAGTAAAATGTCCAAAAAAATTCAAAAAAGTCCAAAAAATAGCAAAAATGATGTTAGTCAACCACTTATGGTAGCATCTGCTTCTAATAACTATGAGAGTTTAGCCTCTACTCAGGATTCATCTAATAGTATAAGAAGAAATGCAGCTTCTACAATAAATAGAACAGATAGATATAAGAATATTGATGATGGATTAATACCATTTAAATACTCTCTAGGCATCAAGAACAGTTCTAATATGAATGTTAGGGATGCTGTCATTTTATGTCAAAAGGCTTATTATAATTTTTCTATTTTTAGGAATACTGTAGATTTAATGACAGAGTTTTCTACTAGCAATATTTTCTTTAGAAGCGGTAGTCAAAAAGGTAGGGATTTTTTCACAGCACTTTTCAAAAAAATAAATATACATGAATTACAAGATAAATTTTTTAGAGAATACTATAGAAGTGGTAATGTATTCCTTTATAGATTTGATAATAAGATAAGAGAGGAAGATGCTCAAAAAATTACTCAGACATTTGGTGCTATATCTAACGCTTCAATAGATCTTCCAGTTAAATACATTATATTAAATCCAGCCGATATTCAAATTGGTGGAACTATTAATTTTTCTTCTGGAAAATTTTATAAAATTATAAGTGATTATGAATTAGAGAGATTAAAAAATCCAAGGACAGATGAAGATAGGGAAGTTCTTAATGCTTTACCTCCAGAAACTAAAAAATTAATTCAAAACAAAACTTTAGGAGTTTTAACTCTGCCATTAGATAATGATAGACTTTCAGCAGTTTTTTATAAAAAGCAAGACTACGAACCATTTGCAGTACCTATGGGTTTTCCAGTTTTAGAAGATATAAATTGGAAAGCTGAAATGAAGAAGATGGATATGGCGATAACTCGCACAACTCAACAAGCTATTCTTTTGGTAACCATGGGAACAGAGCCAGAAAAAGGTGGAGTAAATCAAAAGAATTTAGAAGCGATGCAAAAACTTTTTGAAAATCAAAGTGTTGGAAGAGTTTTAATTGCTGATTATACAACAAAAGCCCAATTCGTTATTCCAGATATAGCAAGTTTGATTGGTCCTCAAAAATATGAAGTAGTTGATAGAGATATTCAAATTGGATTAAATAATATTCTAATAGGAAATGAAAAATTTGCTAATCAAAGTATCAAGGTACAAGTTTTCATAGAAAGATTAAAACAGGCTAGACAATCATTTATTAATGAATTTTTAGTTCCAGAAATTAGAAGAATAAGTAAGGAGTTAGGGTTTAAAAATTTTCCAACTCCATATTTTGAGGACATTGATTTAAAAGATGATGTGCAATATTCTAGAATTTATACTAGATTAGTTGAGTTAGGCGTATTGACTCCAGACGAAGGAATTAAAGCCATAGAAACAGGCATACTTCCAACTCAAGAAGAATCTCAAGAAAGTCAAAATTCTTTTAAAGCTCTTAAGGACAAAGGTTTATACCAACCATTAATCGGTGGGCCAAAAGTTGATCAAGCAGGTAGGCCACAAGGATCAACAGGAGTTCCACAATCTACAAAACAAGTCAGCCCAATTGGTCAAGGTAAACAATCTAAAGCTAGCGAAGATAAATTTAGCTTTTTGAAAGTGAAAGAAAATCTTATAGCTGCTCAAAAATTAGAAGAAGAAGTAGCTGCTTCGCTTCGTAAGAAGCATAATCTTAAAAAGCTAAGCTATTCTCAAAAAGAAATAGCAGAACAAATTTCTAAAATCATAATTGCTAATGAAAGTCCAGAAAATTGGTCTTCTAAAATAGAAAATTATATAAAAGAACCAATAGATAAAAATCAAGAAGTTGTATCTAGTATAAATTCAATAGCTTGCGAGCATCAACTCGATAGTTATCTAGCAAGCATACTTTATCACAGCAAGGTAAAATAATATGCCTAATTACATCAGAATTAAACAAATTGATCAGCCAGAGTTAAGCGGTTTTGTTGCAGATACTATTGGGACTAGTGATTTCGTTGTGAATACTGCTAAAGGTTTAGTTTCTGGTTTTGTTGTATCCTATAATGATCCTGCTGGTAATTTTGCTCTTAGATCTGGCGATCAAACTATAAGTGGAGTTAAAACTTTTTCTACTGGAATAGTCGCTCCAAATTTAGTTTACAAAACTGGTAATCAAAATATTGACGGAATAAAAACTTTTTCATCTTTACCAACTGTAAATGGTTCTGGCCTAGCTTTAAATCAAGATGTAGATTTAAAAGCTATAGCTTATTCAATTGCTTTGGGGTAAAATGGTGTAATTTAAGGTAAATTTATGAAACAAGCTGTAAATAATTATTCTTTTGATGCGGTAAATAAGCAAATTGTATTAAATAATATTTTAGTTAATTTAGATCAAATTCTCGTCATTGTAAATAGTACAAAAGGAATTCTTTATTATAATTTTGCATCAGGATATAGGATTAAATATTTACAGAAAGATGGATCTTCTACTTATTTAACTTTAGATGATGCTATTGATACTTCTGGAGCTAGTGATACTGATGCACTTATTATTTATTACGATGATCATATCAGAAGTATTGGAAATTCTAGCACTTTTGGGTCTTTCACAAGCATAACGTCTGCGACATTAAAAGCAAGCAATACTAATAGAAAAGTTTTAACAATTTATAATCAAGGACCAGGAAATTTGTATTTATATTATGGCACAGGTGCTTCAGTTTCAAATTACTCAATAAAGCTCAGAATAGGAGATTATTTTGAAATAGATAAGTATACTGGACTAGTATCTGCTATTTTTGATGCAGCTGGAAGTGTTGCTAAAGTCACGGAGATTATATAATGGCTTTATTTCGTTCTGACTTCATATTTACTGGAGATCTAGACGTTTCATTGGCCAACAATAAAACATTCGGTAGATACTCTAATGGAGAAAAAATACCAGCTAGTGGTAAAACTCTTCCAGAAATTTTTCAATTAAGCTTAGTAGAACCTATTAATCCCACAGTTTCATTAAACTCCAGCAGCGTGATAGGATTTAACCAAACTTCTATAAATAATACTTTAAGCGCTTCTAATATAATAAATAGTTTAAACTCTTCTGTGCGAACTGGTTACATAGAATTTAGAAGAGGAGGAGATGGCTCTTGGACGAATCTAACTGGAAATCAATCTTCTTCTATTAATTATAGTCATTCCCTAACAGATACAAATTTTAATACAAACCCATTTAATTATAGATATGTAGTCACTGATACAATGGGTGGAACAAATACCGCTACATTAACAATCAATCCAGTTGCTTACGTTGCACCAACTATTACAAACATTTCTATTGGCGCAGATACAGATTTAGGAAATATTTCCACAACCTTAGCTGGAACAATTAATAAAAATTCTATTAATGTAAATTTAATTAGTTATCAACTTCAATATCATACTGGGGATAATAATTGGACTAATATTGGTACATCTACTTCTATTTCTAATTTAACTTTTAGCGTTTCTCATAATAATATAAATTTAGTAAATGCTACAACAATATCTTATAGAATCCAAATTGTAGACGAATATCAAACTACAACTTTAAACTTGGGAACAAGATCATTCTTTTATAGAAATTATTTAGGATATAGTTCTAATACAATTTTGACTTTAACTCAAGTTCAAAATCTAGCAAATTCAATTTTATCTAATTCAAAATCTAGAACAATTTCTTCAGTAACAGCTGGAGCAGGAAATTATACTTATTATTGCTATCAAGCTTCTCAAGGAGATCTTTCTTCAATCCTCCAAGATGGCGCATATCAAGTTTTAGGATCATTCACAAAATTAACAGATGTTGTAGGAGTAAATAACTATGGAGCAAACGTAACATATAGAGTTTATAAATCTAACTCTACAGATGCATTTACAAATGCTTCATTAGTTTTTAATTAAATATGGCTATTAATTTACCAGACATCGTTCAGCATAATAATCAACTAAACGCAATAGTCGATGCTAATTTTGTTAGAGGTGGTACAAGATCTGTTTCCAATTTAACTGAATTATATCAAATAGGCAGCGGCGCAAATAGCAAAGTAGATCAGCTTAAAGAAAATGTTACAAGAGTATATGTAAGTGGAGAAAATAAATTTTATTTATTAAAAAATATAAACAGTAGAACAACTTCTGCTGGTTGGCAACCTGAAAATTATGTTTATACTACTGGAACTCAAACTATAAGCGGAGCAAAAACTTTTACAAATTTAATTACTGCAAATCAATTGGACATGTTTGATGTTGACTTGTTTCAAATTTCTGGAGTTAATTTAGAAATATATGATGGAAATGTTAATTTCAAAATAAGACCAACCGTAAATGGTTCTGGAATACAATTAAAAGGAGAAGCTACGGATGTTCCTCCAAGTTTAGTTTTTAATGGTAATAGAAGTATAAAAAGAAATATCTTCCCCTACGCGCAAAATGTAGGAGGTTCTGATGTAATCAGCTTTGTAAACAATGTATTTTTTCCGACTGTACCCTTATCAATATCTTTGAAGGATAGTGCATTACTAACAGGAGGAAATCCAACTGGATATCAAATAGTTTTTACAGGATCAATAAACGCCAATGATGAATCTGATGCAATTTTGGGAACATTAATTGGCTCAAACGCTACTAATTCTGAAGTAATATTTGTTGATCCAAATCCACAATTTGGTAATTTTTTTAAAACAGGATATAATGTTTCTAATAATACAAATATTAAAGTTGAGCTTTCTTATTTTAAAGATACTGAAAAACAAATCTCTGATATTGCTAATATATCATTTGAGTATCCAATGTATTATGCTACTGGAGCTGATAATCTATCTTTTAACGAAATTCTTTATGTAAATTCAGAACCTAGTCAAGGATTAAGACCAGGAGTAGTTGTCAAATTGCAAGAAAAATCTGATAAAAAAATTACATTCAATACAAATAATGAAATTATGTATGCTATATTTCCATCTAGTTGGGGAGAGGTGACTAGTATTAAAGATCCAAATGGATTAGAGAATTTGGCAGCATGGCAATTATATCTGCAACCTTCTTACTACTATGTTTATAAATCAAGATATTATTCTAGTGTATCTAACTTTGACTTGACATTTAAATACTAATATGAATACAGGAATACCATTAATATTGAACTTTGATCTAAGAGCTCCTCTTCCATTAGATCAACGTTTATCAGTAAATACAATAGCAGAATTAGATTCTATAACTCAACCATATTCTGGCATGCCAGTCTACTCTGTTGATACTCAAAAAATGTATTATTTAAAAAATATAGTAAATGGTCAAAAATCTTGGGTAGAATTTCCACCTTCAAATGAATTAGTCAAAAACTATGGTAATGAAACTATAGATGGAATTAAAGCTTTTTCATCTCGTCCAAACGTAAATGGAAGTGGAATTTTAGTACGGGGTGATATTACATTAGGAGATGTAATTGGTATTCCAAATTTTCCAACAAATGCAGTATATAATGACAACATATTAATGAATTGTAGTCCTAGTGGCTATTTAACTGGTGTTGGATATACAGGCAATTATGATGGCGGATATTTTTTCGGAAGAACAAAAATAAATCAAAGCGCAAATAAAATTGTAGAGAATAGTATTGGTAGTAATTTTATTCCAATTACAGGAAGCTCAGTAATAAATGGAACACCATTTTCGGGATCATGGAGGTGGTTAGCTTGCAGTAGTGACGCAAAATATATAACAGCTTCAAGAGACAGTAATTATCTTTATTCCTCTAATGATTATGGTAAAACTTGGTATGCAACAGCAAAAGATTTTGGTCCAAGACATTGGAGAGGAATATCAATTAGCGCAGATGGTAAGTATCAAACAGCAGTCGCAACATACCAAAATTTAAGTGCTGTAGTAGTTAATTCAAAAGATTATGGACTTACTTGGACATCTAGAATTACAGATAAACAAAGTTATAGTAATACTACGTGGATAACTCCTGCTATAAGTTCGGATGGAAAATATCAATCAGTAATTTACACTGATAGTTCTGCGGGAAATAATCTTAAAGTTTACGTTTCTGAAGATTATGGACAAAGTTTTACAGCTATAACATTACCATATACTGCAGCTGCTGGTACAAATTCAAGATTTATATCTATGAGCAGTGATGGTAAATATCAAACTATTGTTGCGACTAAATATATAGTTACTTCTTCTAATTACGGAAAAAACTGGTTTGTAAGATCTCCTAGTGGTCTTCCATTTTTCTCAGTTACAGTCAGCACAGACGGAAGAACTCAAATTGTCATTACTTCTGGGGATACTACTAATGATGCTGAAATTTATTCATCTAATGATTATGGATTCACTTGGAAATTATTAAAATCTTTTGGTAAACAAATCAATTTGAGTTCAATTTCCAGTAGCGATCATTGTAGAGTTCTCGCAGTGACCGCTAAAGAAGGTTTTATTTATACTTCTAATGATTATGGTAATAATTGGACTTTAAAATTACCTTCTCAAGTTTCTAGCACCACTTTAACATCCTCACCAGATAGCGTCGCTGTTTCTATAAATGTAGCTTCAGCATCGTCAATTAATTTGACAAAAGGTCTTGAAAGAAATAGATTTTTATTAATAGATAATGAAATGGTATTTGTTACAGGAATAAATGGAAATAATCTAACAGTTGTTAGAGGATATGGTGGAACAACTGCCGCGGGACATGATAATGGAGCGAAAGTCATATTCTGTGCCGATTGGCGAAGAAACATAATGAGTTACGATGGTAAATATCAAATAGCATGTGATAATAATTATGGTGATCCAACAAGTACTGATGCCACAATAAATACCAGAGGAGGATATATTTATATCTCTATTTCTGATGAAAAAGTTGATGGAAATTTTTATGCAGATAATTTGGTTTATAATGCTGGAAATCAAAATATCAGTGGAGTCAAAAATTTTATAAGCTGTCCACAATTCAATGGATCAAATCTTGCAACTACTGCAGATGTAGCAGGGGGTACTATTACTGATTACGTTAAACTCACAACAGCTCAAACTATCGCTGGACTCAAAACGTTTTCTGATGGAGTTATCTCAAGTGTTGGTGTTACTGGTACGAATTTAGTTTACAATACTGGAACTCAAACTATCGCTGGCGTTAAGAATTTCAGTAGTCGTCCACAATTTAATAGCGCAGATCTAGCTATCACTTCTCAAATTCCTACCAATTCAACTTACGTTGATATGACAACAGATCAAACTGTTGCAGGTGTTAAGAACTTTAGTAGTCGTCCAAAATATAACGGCACACAACTCCCTATAGCTTCAGATATTCCTACC